TCATTGAAATGATTGGAGCGGGTAGCGAGAATCGAACTCGCGACATTCAGCTTGGGAAGCTCCAAAGCTCCTATACAGAACAACACGATAGCGCCCAACTGGCCTGATTTCGGGGCATTATAAATCAATGGGTTACGGGCGTTTTCCCAACTGGATACAGACGCCAACCGCACAGCTTGTTCTGATTTTGTTCTCGTGTAGATGTGTCGGCCATCATGGGTGCCGATCCGAATGTCTATTCCGCACTTCCACCTGAGCGTGAGCCATCTCCACGCCTTGCCTTGACCATTGGCGAGATGGTCGGGCGGAAGTGGCAGGTCCGCTCTGTGTGCGAGCGCTGCGCGATCTACCTCTGGGTCGACCCCCAGCCGCTCATTGCGGTGATGGGGCCGCACGCCTTCTTCTGGGGGCGCCGAGGGTCGTGCAAGGTGATGATGGGGCCTAACCGATGCAGCGGCCGGACGCGGTTTGAGGCCAGGACAATCAAGGGCGAGGCATGGCGTTCTCTGGACGACAACCTGACGACGGCGCGCCACCTGTTCCAGTTGAGGAAGAAGGCCTGAAACGAAGAAAGCCCCGCCACCCGGTGAGGGGCGGCGGGGCGTAGCGGAGCCTGACGGCTCGACGCTAATGGACGGTAATGGAGCCTAATGGATTAGCCTGGCCTGGGCGGAAGTTCGGGCGGCGGCGGGCAACTGAGGCCCTTCATTCCCATCTCATCGAAGAACCGGCACAGGCGTCCGACCTGTGCCCAGCCCGCCTCGCCCCAGGCCTCTACGGCGTTGTCGTGCTTCTCGCCCGCGATCCGGCTGGTCAGCACGTCGTCCGGCGGGACCGGCTTAGGCTGGACCCTCAAGTCCTCGACAGGCGGGCGGGATGCGCCCAGCGTCCCGCAGCTGGCGACAGCGGCGCCTAAGCTCACGCTCATCAGGCACGCCGTCAGGAAGGGCTTGCGCGGCATGGTCTCTCTCCTCTTGCCGGTCACGGATGGTGATGGTGTCGGTCAGGCGTTCGCCGGCGGCCGTTTCCCGTGCGCTGGCGGCCTTCGCTTCGGTATTGGCTTGCTCGGTCGCGTGACGGTCCTGGACGCCCTGCGCGCCCCTGTGAGCGCAATAGGCCCCGAAGATCAGGAAGGCGGCGGCGACAGCGAAGATCAGCCAGGTGCGCGGCGGGAAGGTGCGCCAGAGTGCGAGCAGAGCGGCTATCACTGCGCAGCCCTCCCGGTCTCCATCTCACGCGCGAGGCGTTCCGCTCGGCCTTTCACCTGTTTGGCCCACAGGCTGGCGCGCATCCCTGCGGCGGCCTGAGCGTAACGGCCGGCCTCGACGTGGGCCAGCGTGTTGACGAAGCCGGACAGCCCCTCACGCTGCGGCGTCTTCGGATCGTCCCAGCCCATGTTGAAGTGCATGTTCTCGATCACGCGGCGGCGGACCGGATCGAGGCGCTTCAGCCAGGGCAAGGCGGCGTGGATCACTCGGTTGTGCTCACGGGCGTCCTCGATCAGCCAAGCCTCGGCGGTGGCTTCTGTGATGACCTGGCCTTCCTGAATGCCGCGCGCTCGGCCGTACCCGATCGTCCATGGGGCGCCGGAGCCCTTGCCGGTCCTTGCGCGAGGCGAAAGCGGATCGGGATAGGCTTTGAGCCGCAGCCCTTCGTCCTTCTTCAATGCAGCGATCAGTTCTGGGTCGGGATCCCCAGGAGCGTCGGCCGCCCGAGGCAGGCCCATTGCATCGGCAAGGGCGTCGATCATCGGCACCCAGTCGGGCTTCAGCTTTCCGCCCGGCGCATGGGGGCGCACGGCGTCGAACAGGGCCTTACGGTCCATGTCGGTCTCCAGTTCAGATTGTGATGGGGGCGGCTCGCAGGATGGACAGGTGCGTCGATCCCGCCTAAAAACCACCGTTCAGCAAAAGGGGCGCGAGATGCCGGGCAAGCATCGAAACCGGGTCGGCTGGGTGATGGAGTCTGTGCTGATCGCCCTGTGTCTGGCGATCTTCGGCGTGCTCTTCTGGATCGCCGTGGGTTGAGCCCAGCCTCGCCCCGCGCCGCAACCTTAGCCGAGACATCTGCGTTCAGACTCGCCTGACAGGGGAGGTCTGGAATGAGGCAAACGTCAGTGATCGAGCGCGCCTTGGAGTTGGCCGACAGCGGCAACTTCCGCATTCCCAGCGAAGTGCGCAGGGCTCTTTTGCGGGAAGGCTACACGCAGTCAGATTTGTTCGGGCTGGAAGGCAAGGCCACGTGGCAACAGCTTCGGGAACGGTGCGGGAGCGCCGCCAAGCAGAAGGCCGACAATCACAGCTGATGGCCGGTTAGCAACCAAATCCTGCACAGCCTGTTGGCCTGATATGACTGGACTTGGTGGATACCTGCTTGCGGCGCTTGACAGCCTCTTCAAACGACTGACCGGGAACGAGCGCCTGCTCTAGCGACCGGGGCCGTCACGCCGCCGTAAGCAGCACGGCCACGATGATCAGGATGACGAGACCGGCCCCGGCCATCATGCACAGGCGCACACAGCGGCAAGGTTCCCGCTCGCTTGCCGATCGCCCGTGGGGTTCAGGCGGCAGGGCGAAGGCCATCTCCGCCACCACCTGATCAGAGACGCCCCGGCGGACAGCGAAGCCCAGCAGGCGCTCCGTCCACGGCGGCGGCGCCCGGTCCCGCATCACCCATTCCAGCAGGACGAGCGAGAGGCCAAGCACGACGAAGGCGGATGCCGGAACAAGGGCGCTCATGTGCTGGACCGCAAAAGCCCGGCCGGGGAAGACGAACGACAGGCCCCGCGCCACGAGAATGAGCGTCGAGGCGAAGAAGAAGCCCCGCACCGCCCAATGGGCCGTGATCTTGGTGTGATAGGTCGGCCCGAGCAGGCGGAACACCTGGCTCAGCACCGCCCCGGCCGACAGGAAAACAAGCCCCGTCGCCAGAACCATCCAGTCGTGAGCGGTCATCGCTGTGTCTCCTTTAGAACCGCGTGAAGCGCCGCATAGACCAGGCGCTTGGTGAAGCCGAAGAAGCCGCGAGGGTCGTTCGCCGCGATCCAGCCCAAGGTCATCGCCACCCCGCGCATGTCGAGCGCGGGAACGACGGCGATCAGGCTGGGCGTGAACGCTTCGGCCAGAATGGGACCGGCCACGACGCCGAGCCCCAGATGCAGCCACGCCTTGCGCTGGGCCAGCGGATTGCCGGCCTTGGCGGAATAGGCGGTGACCAGACCGACGGCGCCGAAAAGCACGCCGCCGCACAGCCCCCAGAACGCGGGGAAATCCCTCGGGTCGAGCATCCGCCCCTCCAAGAATGTCGGCCATAGGTGAGAGGCAGCCGACGCTCAGGGCGCGGGCTTCAGGGGACGAACCGGGTTCGTCAGGCTTCGGGGGCAGCCTCGGGTGCGGGCGTCGGCTGCAGCGCCTGAACACGAGCCTGCGCGGCATCCAGACCACTCTGCATCGATGTGACGATGCGCTGGAGCATTTGCTTCGTGCCTTCTGCGCCGGGCGTGCCGAGAGGCCGCGGGAGGTCGTCTACGCTGGCGGCGATGGCGGCCTTCAGGTCAGACAGGAAGGCGGATCCAGTCTTTCCTTCCAGCAGCGCCACAGCGGCGCTGGCGGATGGCAGGCGCGCGGCTTTAGCGGCTTCTGCTGCTGCGGACATGGCAGCCTCGGCGGCAGCCAGTTTCTCGGCGTCGGTCAATTCTGTCATCACAATCTCCTAGGTCTGATAGTAGACGCCCTGGAAGCGGGCGTTTCTGGCCGACGCGGCGACCACGTCGTCGGTCCCGCTCATGGCGAGTTGCAGGTGGAAGCGACGGTTGCCTCTGTTGCTGACGTGCCCCTCGATCAGGGTGTAGGGCTGGCCCATGGGAGCGTTGGCAATGCCGCCTGCTCCAGCGACATAGCCGTTGGACACTACCCGCTGATCGCCGCCATCCAGGTTTGTGCTGATCACTCGCCAGTTCAGGCCGTAGACAGGCGCCTCTGAGGGCGGAGATTTAGGCGTCAGGGTCGCCTGCCAGTCAGCGCGCAACAGGAAAGCGCCGTTGGTGTAGACGTACTTGCTCGCCACAGTTGCGACCGTGTTCCAGCCAGCAGGAAGACCTATGACCGACGCGCTCGGAGGGCCTGAGTCAAAAGGGCCGTTGGACGTCTTACCCCCGAAGAAGCCGTCCGTAGCCGAGATGCCCAGAATGCCGTTGTCCACGGTCTCGGAGCCGTAACCGACCGTCGTGGGACCAGACCAAAGCAGCAGGTCGCCAGCCACCCCGAAGCCCGGCCCGATCGTCGCTCGGCGCCCGTCCTTGACCACGCTGGCGGGCTCCGAGAAACGCACGCGGCCGTCTTCGGCTTCCATCGCAACCAGGGGATCGCCACCAGGCACGGTGTTGAGCAAAGCGACGACCGGCGCTGCAATGGCTGCATACCCGCCGCTCGTGGACGAGACGAACTCATAATAGGCGGGCGCCGCTCCGCTAGCCTCAGCGATCTTGCGGAAGCTCGCCAGCGCCTGCTGGTTCTCTAGATCGATGATGGCGAGGGACTGCTCGGTGACGGAGGCGTAAAGCTGCGCCTGGCTGGCCTCTGCCGAGTAGCGCGTTGCAGGCAGCCCTCCGAGTTCCAGCTTGCCTTGTCGGATCGACCAATAGTTGATCGCGCTGATCGGGTCAGCCACCACACCCTTGATAACTACGCGGTCGCAGTTTTGGGGCGTCGTGAAGGAGATCGCGTAAGCTTGCCGACGCGCATCGCTGCCGTCGAAATCATGGGTGCCTTTGAGCTGCCCTTGAACTGTAGTCGGGATTGCGCCTAGCGGTGTCGATCCACTGAACCCGTCAACGGCAAAGAATGACTCAACCGGCTCGTTGGGATCGGCCATGAAGAGCGCCATATCCGCCGAAAAGACGTATTGCCGGGACGGAAAGACCTCTGTTGCGGGCCACGTCATGACCTGCGTTCCGCCGCCTCCAGGAATGAACCGCACGCTGCGGCCCCAGGCGTCATCTACAACGACTGACGCGCCGCCCCAGCCAATACCCGCGAGCCCTTTTTCGAAGCCGCCGTTGATCTGGATATTGGCTCGCCCCGCGAGTTTGGCCGTCACCTGGCTCACGGATTCCGCCCGTGCTGTCACCTCATTGGCCAGGGCGTTTTCGAGATCGATGATGTCGGCCTCGGTTTTGGCAGTTCGGGCCGCCACGCCGCTGATCGCCAGGGCGTTGGCCTCATCGCCGTCGATGCGCGCTTGGTTGACGCCAGAAATGCGGGCGCTGAGGTTGGCCTCCCCTGCCCGTGCTGCCGCGATCTCTGCGCCCTGGGCGTCCAACTGGGTCCGGGCATCGGCGAGCAGCTCCGACACGTCGAAGATGTCGCCGAAGGCCGCCTCTATGTCGTTCCTGATGCTGACGATGGTCGGGGCGGTAGGAGACGGATCTAGCAGCGGGGCCGTGTAGGGGCCGTAGATGTACCGTTCGGAGTAGTTCTGGTCCCGCTGGTACTGAACAGCGACGAAATAGGTCGCGCCCGGCTGGAGGCCGTCGATCGGGATCGTCGTGACCGTCGGAGGCCCCTGATAGGCCTGTGTCCACGGCCCCGTCGCTGTCGGCCCGTACTCAACGATGACCGCAGTCGCCGTCTCGTTCGAAACGATCCCGCCGAGGTCGAAGCCGGGAAGCTGGCCGCCGCCCGGCGCAGGCGGGCGCGGGGTGATCGTCCAGTCGCCGGGGAGCGGGGGCGACACGTGCGTGGGGTCGACCGGCGTCAAGGCAGGCGGCGGCGGGGGATTGGGCGTCTGCCCGAATGCGTAGGGATACTTGGCGTCCGTCTCCGACACGAACGTTACCATGTGGACGCCGGTGTTCGCGTCGTAGCTGGTTTCCAGGCAGAGACACTTCAGCCCATCCAGCACGAACTCAGGTTCGGTGATCGTGAAGGCCGAGCCGGGCCCGATGCCCTGCATGTAGGACTTGAGCGGGATGCGTCCAGAGATGCCCTCTCGCGTATGAGCGAGCGCCAAGCACATCAGTTCGGCGGCCTGCTTGGCCTTGTCGACATAGCTGTAGGTGACAGGCACCGACCGCTTGCGGCCGCCATCCTCCGTCACCCATTGGGATGAAGAGACTTCCGGCAGGGCCGTCATCTTCCATCCGTCGGCCTCGGACAGATAGGTCGCGACGCCGGTGTTCTTCCGGTCGAGGTAGCTGGCGCTGGTGTCGAGTTCGATAGGCCCGGCCGTGTCAGCCGCCGTGATCGTGGCCACACTGACGCGCGGAGCCGCACGATGGATGCACGACGCCTTGCCCGCGCGCTCGATATAATAGGCCCCGCCCGCCTGCAGGAAGGCATCCAGCACCTGAGCCTTGTCGTCGTCGGTCGAGGGCCAGGCGGCGCAGGTCCAGCCGTGCGTGTCCGCGATGTTGGCCGCTTCAGTGAAGGCGGCGACGTCGATATTCTCCCAGCGGGTGCCGATGCCTCCGACCTGATAGTCGACCTGCGGCGCGCCCTTGCCGGTCGGACCTTCCCAGAGCCCGAGCAGCCACTTCACCGACCACAGGATCGGGTTCGCGTTGTAGCCCCAGGTGGACGGGTCATTCAGACGCTGGGGGCCGGAGCCGCCCGGATAGGTGCTGTCGCGTCGCCAGTCATAGACGCGCAGCCCGCGGATGATCGTGCGAGGCTTGGGATATTGCCCCTTGTAGGCCGACTGCTTGCTGTTCTCGGACAGCGTGAGGATGAAAGCCGCTTTGCCTGACAGCTTGTGGCTCGCACCCCAGTTCGGGAGTGAAGCCCCTCCTTGAAGGCCCGACGGCGAGGCGAGGTACGATCCCTCAGGCTGGAAACCCAGTTGCGTCCTGCGCCACATGACATTGGCATAGTAGGAGCTGTTAGCCTTGCCGCTGGCGTCGAAGGTGACCGGGATGTCGTTCGCCGTGAAGCTCTCGAAGGCGTCGATCGGCCCGGCATCGGAGACGACCGTGACCGCGCTGAAATACATGCGGTCGTTCGGGCCATAGGCGGCCTTGTGGCGCAGATCGCCACCTACCGCGATCCGTCCGGCGGCGAAGTGCAGAGGGCCGTTCGGATCACCAACCCAGCCAAGCGCGCCTCCCGCGCTCGACACCTTCGGCTGCGAAAGAGAACCGCCGATGCTGGATACAAGACTGCCGACCGACAGCAAGGCACCCGCGGAGACGCTGAAGCTTCCCACCGACAGGACAGCGCTGGTCGCGAGGCTGGCCGAACCGAGCAAACCGACGCCGGCGCCCATCGCCAGCGCCATGCCTCCGGTCGCCACGACTGCACCGACGATCATGATCGCCGTGCCGACCGCTTTCACAGCCTTCGCCATCAGACCATCCAGACTTTCAGAGGAACGAAATCGGGCGCGAGCTTGATCGACACACCGACATCGGCGCCGTCCTGGTAGCCGCTGACGTAGCCGTCCCCGAGGTAGACCCCGATGCTGCAGCCGAAGGCGTCGTCACCCTGCATCGCCACCAGATCGGCGGGGCGGACCATGGAGAACGGGATCACCAGCAAGCCCGCCGCGTCCACGCCCTCGATGAGCGATGCGAAACCAAGCTTGCGCATGGCGCGATAGGCCCCCGCTTCGGATCCCCACTTCACACCCTTGAGCAGACCCGTGGACTGCTTGCGCAGGTGCATGACGTAGCGGGCCTGACGCACGCAGTCGTACTGCTTGAAGTCGAGGGGCTTGCCGATGAAGCGCGCAGCACATTGCCGGGCGACACGCACCCTTTCATCCCAGATGTTCATGAGACCTCAGACTTGGTTTTGGATGACGCCAGGCCAGTCGCGGAATCCGCCGCCACCTCCCCCGCCGGGCGCGGGACGGCTGGAGCTGATCGCCCCCGGAGGCGCCTCGGTGCGCCAGTAGTCAGCATCGGTCAGGCGCGAGACATTGGCGTGGCCCAGCTCGCCCCAGATCTTCCGGTGCATGGCGTCGTTCGCGCGCCAGTCCGTGTTCGGGATCAACTGCAGCTCCGACTCGGTGCCGCACTCGATGACGACCGACCAACTGCTCTCGTCGACGCTAAACCGAGCCTTGTCGTACTGCCCCTGGAACTTCAGGAGGGGTTGGCCGATCAGCAGACCCGTCGCTGGATCAATCGAGCCTTCCCACCATTGGACAAGGCCAGTCTGGTTCAGCGGATCGGCCAGCGCCGCGACAGCGACGTCGCTCTCGGCGTTGATCATCAGTTCAGAGCGGGTCGTCGTGCCGGAGCCGCCCTCGGTCAGTTGGCCGATGGTGTCCAGCGAGCCGATGCCGGGATGCGCCGCGAGGTAGAGTTCGCCGCCGTAGACCGCGAACCCGCCGTCCGTCAGCCGCACCACGCCAGAGCGCAACTCCATCCGAACCAGCACGCACGGCACATAGGCGGGCTGGCGCTGTGCGTTGGAAAGGACAGGATCCATCAGGCGGTCTCCCTCACCTTGAACTGGATCGCGACCAGCCGGTCGACACCGACCTCCCAGCTTTTCATGTCGCGCACGAAGCCCTCAATCATCGGCTCCGCCAGCTTCACAACGTCGTTGTCCTGGGGCGGGAAGCGCAGCATGGTCCGCAACTGGATTTGCGCCTGGCCCGATGCGTTCGCGGTCGCATCCGCAGCCGCCCGATAGAGGTAGTGGCGCCCCAGAGTGACGACGTTCAGGAACTGGCCCTTGCGGACCACGTAGCCGGGGGTCAGGCCATCAACCGTCAGGAAGATGCCGCCCTGCCCTGCCCCGTTCACGCGCGGAGCGCCGGGAGACCCAACGTCGAACCCCGGCTGATAGACCGCCATCAGAACCGTCGCGCCCTCGGCGTTCAGATCATCCCACGCCATTGAGGTGACGTAGCTCATGGGCGGCATGGTGAAGGTCAGGGCGTATCGTGAGCCCTTGCGCTGACGCTCCTGTTCATCGCCCCCAAGAGCCGAGACCAGCACGTTCTTGTTGGTCAGCAGTTCGATGCCCATGCCCGCAGGCGCAGGCGTGGATGGGAGGGTGAGAACCGGCATCAACGCCCCCTGCGATACGGCGCGATCCGAACGGCCCGCTGCCGCTGCCCCTCGCTCGCTTGATAGGAGGCCACGCCGGCCTGGGCCGACAGGGGCGCGGCCGTCTCCGTCGATAGCGCAATGAAGCTGTCCCGCTCCGGCCTGACGATGACCTCGTGCTGGACGCGCTGGACTTGAGCCTGTCCTGACCCGCCAGAGGCCAGAGCGCCCAACGGCATCGCGAAACCGTTGCGCGGCATGAGGATGTCCTCGGGGCCGTGCTCACCGACGCGATACCAGTTGCCGCCGTTCATGGCGCCGCCGGTCGCCCTGCCCCCGCCGAAGCTGAAGAGAGAACCGATCCCACTGGCGATTGACGACCAGAAGCCGCCGCCCTCCTTGCCCAGGCCCTTGGCCGCATCGGTCAGGAGGTCGAACAAGTCGTCCGCCAAATTGTCGAGCATCCGCGTCGTGAAGCGGTCGGCGAGGTTGTCGAAGAAGCTGCCCAGGTCGCCGTCGATGGCGGCCTTGATCCCATCGGTGAAGGCGTAGCGGAACTCGTCACGCATCCGGCCGGTCTGGTCGGCTGTGTCCAGGCGCTGCCATTCGTTCTCGGCCTGGGCGCGGCGCGCTTCCGCTGTCAGTTCGGGCCGCAGTGACAGCAGGTCGTTGATCCGCTGTTCGATCCAGAGTTCGCGCTCCCGCTCCTTGATGCGGTCGGGGTCGCCTTCCAGTCGGGCGATCTCGGCTTCGAAGCCCAGGCGATCGAGGAGGAGGTCGTTCTGGCGACGGACGCTTTCACCAAGCTCCTCCCAGAATGCAAGGCTCTTCTGTTCCCAATCAGCGATCTGTTCGGAACGATCGCGAATGGCATCAAGCGCCTTCAGGTGATCCTGCGCCTTGGTGGCGGCGTCAGCATATCCAGCTCGCTCGAAATCGGCAGTCAGTCGCGCCAGCTCCTGCTTACGCTCCAGCGCCTTGATTTGAGCGCTGTTGCCGCTGGCTCGGGCTAGGTCCAGGGCGTTCTGGAGGTCGAGCGCCTCGCGCATAGCGGCGATGTCGGCTTCTGTCAGGCCGGTGCGGCCACGACCGCTGCGGCTATCCTCTTTGGCCCCGCCTGGTTGCAGCAATGCCGGGGGAAGCGAGAAGCCGCCCGGCACCGATGTATCGACTTCAGGAGCGGACGGGATTGCGGCGTCGCTGGCCTTCTGGATGCGAGACAGTTCCGCCAAGTTTGACGTGATCCGGCGCTCAATCCTCTGGCGACGGCTTGCTGAGGCGCCTTCCTGCTCCAGGCGAGCGAGGTTGCTTCGATTGAATGCCAGGTCTCGCTGAACCGCAGCCTCATCGCGTGTTGGGGCCGGCGCGAACGACCCTTGGCTGACCAGCAGACCCGCCCCAAGGGCAGCCGAACCGGCCAGCGGAAGGATTGCCCCACCCTTTGCGCCACCTGCTACTACGCCTGCCAGCGCGAGGCGCGTATCGTTTGCGAGCTTGATGATCTTACCCAGACCGGCGAGGACGCCTGCAATCGGCCCACCGGCTGCGACCAAGCCCAGCAACGCAAGGCCCGCCACTTGGACACCTCCCGGAAGGTCGTTGAAGGCCTTCAAGACGTTCGTGGCCGCGCCAAACACCTGCGTCATGGCGGGGAGAAGCTCTTGGCCTAGCGAACGCGCAGCCTTGTTGAACTCCGCTGTCATCGCGCGGGTCTTGCCGGTGGCCGAGTCCGCTTCCGAAGCCGCGCGTCCTTCCGACACCCCAAGCTTCTCGATGATGAGGTTAGCCCGCGCGATGGACTTCGCAGCCTCGTCGGCTTCCGATGCGTTGCCCTTGAAGCCAAGGCGAAGAAGCTCAGCCTCGACAGCCGCTTGGCTGATGACGACGCCGAAGGCCTTGAGTGGTTCGGTCTCGCCCGTAAGGCCGGAAACAATCTTCTGAAGGGACTCCGCGTCCGACACGTTGAACATCGCCCCGGCGTCCACGCCGCGCGCCGCCAGAGCTTCGACCATCTTCGTCGCGGTTTCAGCAGCAACGCCGGTCCCGGTCAGAACCAGTTGGAGCTTGGTCATCTGCTCTCGCAGAACCACGGCGTCACGGCCCGAGGCGTCAGCCAGAGCTTCGGAGAAGGTACGGGCGCCCCGTGCTCCAGTGGCAAACGCCATATCGAACGACGCTTCGATCTCCTCGGCGTCGGCTGCTAGTTTCAGCGAGTAGGCAGTGATTGCTGCGAAGGCGAGTTGGGCGGATCGCGAGATGCCCGCGAACGTCTGGCCGATATCGGAGCCGAGGTCGCGGTATCGACCCTTCAGGTCTTTGGCGACACGCTCGGCCGCAGCCCGCACCTCGTCCTCGGTGTGGTCGGAGGCGTTGCGGATGATCCGCATGGAGCGCTCGAACTCGCTATGCCCCGCATCCGAGAATGCGCGCTTCAGCTCCGCCTGGGCATGACTAGCGGCATCCTCGACCTTCTTCATCTCGGCCCTGGTCTCGCGCTCGGCGCGGGCCAGGTCGGACTTCAGTTTGTCGGTCGTCGCTCGCAGTTCAAACTCGGCCGAGCCGACGACATTGCCTTCAGCCATGGAGCCTCCAAAGAAAAAGGCCCGCCGGAGCGAGCCTTGAGAAAAGAGAGCCGCCGGGGCGGGCCGTGATTAGTGTATTAACGCGTCAAATCTAGAATAGCATCTAAGCTACCTCGAACCTCACTTGGCTTAGCGTTGAGGTGACTGGCGGCTGTGTCAAAACTGATTAGATTATTCTTAGCTGCGTTTGCGACCAACCAAGCGAAACGACCACGACGGGTGATTGGCGTTGACTTAATAGGAAAATAGTCGACGGCCATATTCTCTGCCGCTTCCCACTCGTCTGACGGAAGAGGCGTATCCACTCCGTCAGGCCAGGACACTTCACGCCCCAAAACATTCGAAGCATGATATTTGGCGGCAGTGAAACTAATTCCATAGACGTTGCACAGCTTGGTCAAAGCCGAAACATCATCAGAGTCAGATCTGAACAGCCCCCTCACACCAACAGGGGGAGCCAAGAACGCAACCGCAAACGCGTTTGCTCTAATTTCTACAGGATCTACTCTATTCCCATAGCCTGCGTTCAAATCCGAATAACTGTCGACCGTGAGGCGATTTAGTCGACTATCATCATCCCACAGCAGGTGGCCAAGCTCATGACACAACGTCATCCGCCTAACCCAAACGTTACTATTCGCACCTTGCTGGTTTACAACAACTCCTCGCGTCTTGCCATTCGCCAGGGTAGCGCCAGCAAAGACAGTTCCCAAATCTTGTTGAACAACAGGCACGGCGAGTTGGCTCTCGAGAAGAGTTCGGAGACTTTTAACCGGCTCGGCATCTCCCAGTCCGAGATGGTCTCTGGTCTTCGTCGCAAGTCTAAAGCCGTGCTGCCAAGCTGGATAATGGTAGGAAGTATCAGGCTCCGCAAACCGGCAGAAGACGGGCTCGGAGCACGCCTTCGCAAGAGTGGCCTGCTTTGATATTACCCAAGCCGCTTCAGCTAATTTCAATACAGTAGGCGGGTTAAAACGGACCGCGTCTTTTTGCTCTTTAAGTTCTCTCAGCCTAACACCAAGCGCTTGGTCTCCTTTAGCTTTGGGAACGTGGCCGACCATGCGCTCATCTAGAGCAAGGTATCTAGAAATGGCTTCAAGATCTCTTACAGGGACGACGGCGTCTGGCGTCTCGGCCTGCCGGATCATTTTCTCGGGCACTCCCGCCGCTCGAGACAGTTGAGCGACCTCGATTCCCATTTCCTCACGACGCCCCTTCAGCGTCGCCGCAGGCTCGCCGCTCCTCGCTATGAGCGGAAAAGCACCATTTGCGTGGATAGCCGAAAGGGCACCTTCGCCATAAGCGACTAGGACTTCAAACGCGCTTAGCACCCGCCCCTTCGCGCCTTCGCGATAAGGACCGATCTGGACCTGGCTCCTGACGTATTGCCGGGTCGAACGCTTGGCGCGGTCACTGGCCGACCCCTCTCCAGGGCCGAAAATTGCGTCTAGATCCACGGCCTGGATCATGCGACCAGCCTCGGCTGTACCCCTACGAAGGGGTTGGGCATCATCGTTTCCTCGTCAAAGCCCATCGACCACACCGAATAGCCAGATTCGCGAAACGCCTTGGCTAAAGCATCCAACTCGGCGGCGCACCGCACGGGATAGCGCCCGGACCATCCGATCACGCAAATGGTGCGGTCATCAATCTTAATCATTTCGCCACCAGCGTAAGCGGCCGATCCGCCGGTTAAATTGGTGTGCTTAACTGATCCGGTGCACAGTTGTTGACCGAAGCTGCAATACTCAGGCGACGCGACTACGTCGGTGTCCCGAACGACCCAGAGATATCTAGGGTTCCCCTCCAACTGGCTGCTGGTTGGCGGCGGAGGCATTAGATGCTGTCCTGGGCCATCCTCCCAAGGCTCGAGCCCTTGGTCCTCCGTTTGGAGAATCAGCTCGTCATCGTTCGCAATCTTGTCTGTGATAGGGTCGCGAGCAGGCCCATAGCTGAGGCGGTAATTAGCAAAGGCTGCTTCGGTCAAGATGGTCGCCACACTGTCCCCCTCCAGCGAACGGCGCACTAAGCCCAAAAGCTCCGCAATGCCAAGCGGCAATAGGACTACGGTAGCCGAATCCTCGGGCAGCGCATCGAACGTTGTAATTTAAACACGCTTAAGCTCCAGTCAATAGTCCCCTCCTCAGTCATGGTGATCTCCTGGGTGGCGGCTATCCGTTTCGAGATACCCACTCTTCCTCCGCACGTGCGCGTTCCGGGCCACAAAGTCTCGGCGTTAGGGACCGACCGTTTTCGTCGCACCAGTCGTGGAAAGCCACGACGCCGTTGGGATGATCAATGCGGACCGACGCCAGATCCAGCAATTGGTAATCAGCGATCCCCTTCCAGTTGACCTTTTCGAGGTCAGATCGCCCCCATGAGAACGACAGAGCGGGAGCATCGCCGTCGTTGCCGAACTTATCAGAGGTTTCGACCCTCACGGAGAACCTATCCAGGGTGTCGCGCTTTCCGCGCCGGAGAGCCTCCCGCTTGGCGTCGGAGAAGACAGACTCGATGTAATCAGCCTTGATGTCGCCCGTCAGTGGCTGTCCGCACCCCGAGATAACCCCCACCGCCGCCAGCGCCGCCCATCGCTTCATGACTCACCCTCCGCTCGGCGAACCCTATTCGGCGTCGGAAGCCTCATCAACTCCAAGCCCATGCATCATCGCAAAGCTGGCGATAAGCGCATCACCCGCGTCTGCAACCTCCTCCTCGCGATCCTCCAGATAATAGGACAGGCGCGAAAGGCGCGGCTCCCGAGCAAATCGCTCGCTCATCCATCCGTGGGCCGTCGCCATTTCAATGGCTCGGTGCCCCCGCGACCGAATGGCGAGATGGGTCAAGTAGGGCGTCTGGTCCCAGAACTCAGCCTCAGTCAGGCCGACCGAAAAAGCCGCCTCCAAAGCGTCCTCAACGACGTCCAGAGGCGGATCAGAGGGTTTACGGCACGCTCAACCCCAGACGGCCGCCGCGAAGCCAAGGCCCACGCTTTCAGGACGGCGAGGTAGGCCTCAGCGGCCGGAAGACCGAAGCCGTCGAGCAGCTCTTCCTCACGGATCTGGCCGCCACTGGCGACCACGATCAGGCGGGCCAGCGCCTCCATGTCGCCCGGCTTGCCAGACGCGGCCACGTCGAGCGTCTCGATGACCCCGACGCGGCCGAGTTGGTCAATCGCCCGCCAGGTGAAGCGCAGGGGGATCGTTCGGTCGCCCAGAGGCAACTCCACGACCCCACGACGATCATCGCTCATCAGGTGGCCGACCTACGAACCGGCGCCGCCTTGGGCATGACGCTGACGTCCGACATCATCTTGCCATCCACACTGTGGCTCTCGCCGATGACGACGCGGCCGACGAATTCGGTCGCCTTGGTCAACGCCTTCAGCCGGACCTTCACGTCCTCGGCCGAGGCGTATGCCGCGAACAGCAGTTCTTGGGTCGCATCGCCGGGCTGGAGGTGCATCTGGAACGTCAACGGCGGGTTGGTCCGGGCGCCGTAGAGCGTCTCCGTCTCGCCAACCGGCGTGTCGAAATCGGTGGCGTCGGTCTCGCGCGGCGTGCCGCCCGTGTACGAGGCCGTGGTGACGCCGGGGATGACGGTCCAGTCGGGCGTTTCGGTCGCTGAAGTATCGATCTCGACCTTCACAGCGCCTTGGACAAGAGTTGCCATTGCTCAGCTCCTTTGCAGGCATGGAAAAGGCCGCGCACAGCCTGCCCTGGGCGCGTTGGGGATGACCGGCTGGGCCGGGGTTCAGGTGTTGCGGAGATCCAGTCGGATCGTGACGCGGCGGCCGGTGTAGGCCTCGTCCGTTGTCGGGGATTGGACCGGGCCGGTGACGCGGGCCACGTCGCATTTGCCGCCGGAGACGATGAGGTCGCCGGGGCGGTTGTGGAAGAGGTCGCGGACCTGACGCATCATGGCGTCCAGTTGGGCGGCTGAGCCGGTCCGGCGCTGATAACCGCGCACGTCTTGGACGATCAGGCGGCCGGTCTCGGTGAATGTCTCCAGCGCTTCGTCACGACTCGGCACGGCGATGATGAGGAAGGGCTTCGACGGCTTCGGCTCGTGGCTGAGAAAGTCGTCGGGCGCCGCCTCGTTGAAGATGGCCGGGGCGTTGTTCCAGGTCGCCAGAGACGAGGCGACGGCGGCCAGGCGGGCGAAGATCGTGGCGGTGGAGTTCAATCGCTTGCTCCCGCGACAAAGGCGTCCCGCAGGTCGTCGGTATGGTCGGTGGCCAGCAGGCCGAGGAAGGGGCGCGGCGCGATCCGTTCGGTCCCAACTTCCAGCGCGTGGGCATATTCTGTGTTCGCCACCACGCGGCCGACAATGTCGTCGCCATCCCGGCGGACTTGCGTGTCGGCTTGGGTCGCGTTGCGCAGACGGCCGGTGTCGACGGCGGGCGGCTCCCCTGGGGCCGAGGCCTGATGTTTGCCGTAGATGCGGCCGGTGCCGGGGCGCGACAGGTTAGCCTTGGTGATTGCTTCGCCCGCCAAGGCGGCGCGCTGGATGCCCTTCACGGCCTTCTCTTCAGCGATGCGCTCCAGAGCGGCGAGGTTGATCGTGACCGTCGCCATCAGCGCCCCTGAACCTCCCAGGTCGCCTTAGCCGGGTCGCGAGACAGGGCGACGATCTGCCAGTCCCGACCTTCAGCGGTGATGGTGTGCCCGACAGCCGGAGCCACGCTCAGACTGGCCGCCAGGATGATGATCTTGCGGTCATGGGCCGGGATGCCCGCCGTTGCCCTCCGCATGTCGCTGTAGTCATCGACCAGCGCCTTGCAGGGGTATGAGGTCGGGGTGCCCGGTATCCAGCCTCCCTGCCCGTCCGATGTCGGTTCGCCCGGCACCTTCAGCACGCCATCGCGGAACACGTCGTCCAGCGCCTCGGCGATCACGTCGGGCAGATCGTCGAGGATGCTCATGACTTAGCCAGCCTGACGTTGACGCCGGAGCCGATCGCATAGACGCCAGCATAGCGCAGAAGGCCCGCCACCAGCGCCAGCCGCGCCGCGCTGCGGCTTTCCGCAGATGACGTTTCGTATTCCACGGCAACAGAGCCGGCCTTCACCGACTTGCGCGCCGCCTGGGCTGCCTTGTCGCCGCCGAGCAGGGGCGAGGTCAGAGACAGCCGGGCGGCCTCGACGATGGCCTCGCTGATCTGTTCCTCGACCGCAGTGTTGACCTTGGCCGGGGGTCGGCAGGAAGCGCGGACATAGGTGCTGGCGTCGAGAATGGCGCCGCTCTTACGCTCAGGCGTCAGGACGGCCCAATCGGACCAGCCGCGAGCCTGGGCGTAAGCGTCGGCCTGATCGACCGTAGCGAGCGGACCCGAGGGCCAGCTCACCACGCCATTCTCGACGATCAGCATCAGGCGCCGCCGCCTTCGGAGGCAGCCGCAGCGGCCTTGGCCTCGTCGCGCAGCTTCAACAGCTCTTCACGCGGGCCATAAGGATCGAACTCGACCTTGAGGTTTTCCAGATCGGCGTTGATTTCGCGGCGCGACAGGCCCTCGGACGTGTCGTCCAGCAGGGCGTTCAGCACCTCCGTCAACTTGTCGACGCCTGCCTTGTGGTGCGCCTTGCCGCCCAGGGTCGTGATGCGGGCGCGCAGGCGGTCGATCTCGTCCTGATCGGCGTTGATCTCGGGTTCGGTGCGAAGGTCGGTCGGGATCGTCCCGCCGTTCTGCGCCACCCGGTTGAGGAAGTTCAGGTCAGCCATAGAGGCCTCCAGAAAGGCGAAGGGCGACCCGGAGGCCGCCCTGTCGCTCAGGTTGTTATGGTGCTCACCCGTTGGTGCGGACAAACGCCAGCGGGACGTTCTTGCGCTCGAAGGCGCGATCCCAGTTCTCGGCGGCCTTCAGTTCGGCATAGGTCGGGCTGTCACCGGCGACGCTCGCTTCCTTCCAGGCGAACCCGGTCGGATGCACGATGTCCTGGCGACGATTCCACAGGGTCTCGATGCCCTCGCCGTTGCCGCCAGCGGCTTCGCGTTCGACCTCAGTGGGGGTCTTCGGCGAGCCAGCGCCGTGGCGGAAAGCACCGGCCCCGAACAGGATCGACGTGTAGGTCACGCGGTTCGTGCCCACGGTGACAGGCATGCCGTCATCCATGATCACGCGCTTGCCCTGGAACGTTTGGAAGGCCAGAGCGCCGGTCTCAGGGTCGTAATGATCGACCAAAGCGCCAAGCCTCTGCATCCGGGCATGGATGACGGAGTGGATGCCGATGGCTACCAGCTTGGACTTCGCGTCGCCCATGGTCTGAGCGGCGTTGATCATGATGTCCGTGCCGAACAGTTCAGCGTCGGTCGGGGTGCCGCTGGCGTCCGTCGCGACATCGATCAGCATGTCCCCGCTGTCGTTCGCGATGTTGTCCGCCAGCAGGCCCAGGGCGGTGTTCAGCACGGTATCCTGGTTCACCGCGGCCCAGTATTCACCGACCTGGTTGCCGATCGCTGCCATCGGGTCATTGGCGATGAAGGCGGTGTTGAGGTCAGCCGAGGACCAGCCGTTGTTCCGCATCAGCTTGCGGGCCACCTCGACGCCGGTCCCGATCTTCTGCGGCGTGGCCTTCTGCGTCGGGTCGTCGGACGAGATGTTCGGCTCGTTCTTCACCAGGCGCTTATAGTGCGGCAGGTTGTAGGTGATGCCCTGTTGAGCCGCGAGGCTGTCCAGGTAGGGATCGCGCACCAGCACTCCCGACGCCGCGAAGGCGTTCAGGCGCGTGGCCGCTTCAGTGGTGTATCGCTCCCAGTTGGGACCGAATTGCAGGTCGGAAAGCTGGGTCACGCCCATGTCCGTCTCCTATGTGAGGTAAGGGTTCAGACGCGGCCGTGATGGCGCGCGCATCGAGTGCGCGGGCGGCTTAGGCCGCGCCCGCTTCAGCCTTCAGTCGGGCCGCGAGGTCGGGTTTCTCCCTCTCGATCCGATCCTGATCCGTGAGATTGAAGGTCGGCCCCGACTTCCAGGGGTTCGGGCCGGAGTGAGCGCCCTTGCCGCCCGGGGCGCCGCCGCCGCTGTTGCCGGCCAGCACGAAGGGCTTGCCCTCGTCGCCTTCGGCCCAGAGCTTGATGGCTTCGGCCAGCGGGAGACCGCCCTTGTAGGCAACGGGCTCGCCATCATCGTCCTTGAGCTCGACGCCTTCGCGCAGAAGGGCGGCTGCCGCGCGCTTCAGTTCAGGTTTCACGCGGGCCTCGTCCAAGGCGGCGGACAGGCCGTTGTCGATGACCAGCTTCTCGACCTGGCGCTCGGCCTTCTCGGCGCGGTCGGTGACGGCCTTCAGTTCCCGGCCGTGCTTGGTCTCGAGTTGGGTGCGGACGGCTTCGACATCGCCGCTGGCCTTGGCCTTGTCGGCTTCGGCCTGTTCCTTCTCGGCCTCGATGGCGGCGAGCCGGTCATTCAGTTCCCTCAGCGCGTCGCGGTCGGCCTTGGCGTCCTTCTTCAGGCGCTCATGGGCCGAGGCCAGCGCAGCGTGAGCGGCAGGATCGATCGGCTTGGGCTCGTCTTCCTCGCCGGTTCCGGGACCAGCGGGCGGGTGATCGTCGGGCCCGCGCAGATAGCGGCCCATGGCGCGCTCGCGTGGCGTCATCCGGCCGATGACAGGCAGCACGGAGCCGCCGCCCATAAGGCGGTTCTTGGTGGTGTTCATGGTAGGTAGTTCCTCCCGCTCAGCGGACAGAGGGGGCGCTGCTCAGCTCACGCCCTGGTGGATGCCCCGGCTCTGCTCGGGACATGAAAAGACCCGCCGCTAACGACGCGCCAAAACCGTGTTATCAATGGATAGGAGGGCCCAATGACCACTCATGAAATTCCAGTCACCGCCACCTGCAAGGAGTGTGGCGCCGGTGTTCCGCTTTCAGACTCCATGACGGACGACCAGATCGTTTCTTGCCCGCAATGCGGCATCGACGTGGGCCGGTTTGGCGCGATTAGAAAGGCCGCCGTCGAGGCGGTGCGGAAGGCGGCTTTAGCTTCGGCAAGGAAAGCCTTCAAAGGTATTGGTCGTCGCTAGACGACCACGTGTTCGCCGCGCGCCAAGCAGGTCGCACACACGATCTGCTTCTGGCCGCCGGTCGGCTTCCCGTTCTTCCAGACCATGCCGAGCTTCACCTCGATCATCGCGAGGCCCGTGCAGCGAGGGCAGCGGACAAGCGGCGTATCAGGAACCGACGCCTTCATGCGCTTCAGCGGGCCTTCCGGCTCCAGCGTCCCGTCGATGACCTTGAAGGGCGTGCTCACCCCGAGACTATAGGCCCTCGAACGCCGCCGCGTCACGCTTCTTCAGTTCCTCCAGCGTGAGGACGCGGCCCTTGCTGTCGACGAAGCGATCCAGCGTCAGCTTGCCCGAGCGGAACAGCTGGGCCTTGCGGACGCCCAACACCTCGTTCTGCACTTCGACCGGCTGGCGCATCAACCAATCCGAATAGGATGGCGCCTCAATGGGCGGTAGACCCTTGATGACCGGAGCCGTTGTTGATCGGCAGTTCACGTGCCGAGGCGGCCAGGGAAAGCTCTCCAGCGGGTGCACCGTGTTGTGCAGCGCGCCGCATGTGATGGTCGTCCGCGCATCCAGCGTGGCGATGAAGCGGACCTGATCCACGCCGAGGGCCGCGTAGGTCTCTTTGGATGCGACGGCGGCCGTATGCGTAAGCGCCGTGCGGACCATGGCTTCGGCTCCGCGTCGGCTGATCTCCAGCACCCCGTCCTTGTATTGGAGCGCCCGCGTCCCTCTGATCTCGCGGACCAGCGCCGTGACAGATCGGCCTTCAACAAACCCCTGCCTCAGCGTCTCCCTGACGCGCTTGGTGGCACCAGCTTCAGCCTCGTCCAGCCAGCCCCGCAGGAACCGGCCTTGGAACGGTCTAGCGTTCACGGCCGCCACAACCTGGGCCGTCGTCGGTGCGTTCGTGACCGTGGCCAGCCCTGCCGATCGTTGGCCGAAGTGAACCATGCGCTCAGTGAAGAGGCGCTCCGCATCCGCCAGAGCGGCCACTTCCTCGTTGAGCCGGCCGCGAAGCACGCTCCAGCCATCGGACTGAAGCGCCCTGACCTCTTCCAGCAGGCGTTCCAGTTGGGCGGGATCGCGGCCCTCGTTGTCGGCGCGCAGGATGCGTTCGACCAGACTCGCGTCGGTGCGGTTCAACAGGGCCAGCACCTTGCGGACAGTCGCCGTGGAATAGCGGGACAAGGCGATCCGGTGTTTGACCGCCTCGTCGATCAGGGTTTCGGCCGGGGAGGCCATCAGGCGGCTTCCCGCTTAGCGCCCCGAGCCAGCATTTCGTCGGGCGCCGCCGTATCCAGCCACGCCTGATAGAGCCCTTGGAAAATGGCCTGCATGGCGTAAGCCTCGAACTCGATGGAAGGATCCTTCTCGCCCATGACCTTGCGCACCTCTTGCCAGATGTGCGTGGCTTCGTGACAGAGCAGACCTGCGATCTCGACGCGGGTGCGACCCTCGGCGTTTTGCGCCTTGCCCAGCGTCACGATGATGCAGACCTTGCCGTCCTTCTTCGTGAAGGTCGTGGCGCATCCGTCACTGCCCGGATACGGCTCCTTGCAGCCCATCCGGCGCATCTCACGGGCCCAGGCCTTCCGCGAGGGGCAGAAGCCGAAATAGACCGGCTGCCAGCCCCGATCGCACCAGATGACAGCGGCGTCTCGCGCCGGGGCCTTCGTCATACTGCGTCGTCCTTCACGGTGCCGAGCCCTTCGCCTTCCTCGTCCAGCGCCTCGCGGTGATCCTCAAAGCTCTTCGCCGGGTCCACGATCTCGGCACGCTGCAGGTTCTCGAACAGGTCTTCCAGCGTGATGGCGCCCGACTGCCAGGCGGCAAGGAGAGCGGTCAGTTCCGGTGCGGAAAGGCCGGCCGGGTTCAGATCCGTGTTGAGCCAATACTGGATGCCCTCGCTCGACACGCCAGCCCAATCGGCCATGAACGTCAGCGCCTTCGTCAGGCAGTCCGACAGGGCATTGGCTATGCCGGATACGACCGACGTCTCACCCGCCCGTTCGATACGCGCCGTCTCTGCCGCAATAGCCGCCCGACCGGTCTCCAGCAGCATCCGGGCGCCCATGAGAGCCGCGTCCTTCCGCTTGGCTTCCAGCGCCAGACGCAGTTCCGACAGACCCGAGCCGGTGAACTCCATGAACTTGGCGTCGCCATCCGCGGACACCGCAATACCCTCGGACGACCCCAGCTTGATCTCCTCATCATCGCCGAGGGCGAGCCCCTTGAAGATTGGCGTCGGGTTGGCAGTCCACAGCAGCGCCCATTCCAGCGCCGCCGAATTGTTCAGATGCGCGACGCTGATGTCCGCGATGTCGTCTAATGGCGGGCGGGCCGGGCTGGGTTCGCCGTCGCGCGGGTTAGAGAAGAAGGCCGGGATGACGTGTAGCCGGGTGTTCTGGCGCCTGGGCTCAATCGTCTCACCGAACTGCGCCCATTGGCCGTTGATCTGACGGAAGATGCGCTGCCGGTAGAAGCCAGCCACATCCAGATCCAACACGCGGACCTGACCGACCTGCTTCAGCTTGAACTCGTCCGCCGCGTCCTTCTCTTCGACGACCTCAGCCACCCGGATGTGCGAGAGCTTCAGCGCCGCTCCGATCTTCTGCACGCGGGCCGCAAGGATCGCCGTAGCGTCGTAGAGCTTCAGCGTGGGCCTGACCCCATCGGCCTCAGCGTCAGCCTTCGTCGCTCCCGCAGGAGCGTCGGGATAGTCCACCAGCACCATGACGGCGCCGGTCGATAGGATTCCGTCGAAGCCCTGCTCGGCGAACCGATCGATGTCTTGGCCCGAGCCGGTCACGTCGCCTAGATAGGCGTCCAGAGCGTCGAGGTTCGAGCGTGTAGGGGTCTTGCCGAAGACCAGACCGCTGAATGCCTCGGCCGTGCGCGCCGTCACCGGGAGATAGTAGGCCCCTTCTCTGAACCGCTTCGCCGTGGCGTCATCATGACCCGGCAGCGCACGGACATAGCTCAGAGCGTCTTCTCGGCCGCTCAGGAGGTCATGGACCTTCTTTCGGGCGTCAGCATGGACAGCCCAAGCCGGATCGCGATCGTTCACCGCCATCAGAAACTGACCTTCACCTTGCGGGCGGGCTTCGGCTGCTCAACTACCAGCAAGTCGGTCACGGCCCACACCAGAGCATCCATGCGGTTCGGCGAGTCTTCGCCTTGATATCCGGCCGGGGTGGTCATCAGCATCTCGGCCTCCATCAGCGGGAATTGCTCGCGGTGCCTTATCCGCTTCTGGTCGTAGAGCGCGGCAACAGGCTCAGCGCGGACTTGCTTGCCTCGGCTGGCCGTGACCATGACGACGCGGGCTTTGACGCCACCGGCGCGCAGGGTGCTTTCCACCATGTCGCCGCCGAAGTTCTTCTCCGCGACCACGCAATCAGCGCCCCAGCGATCCACGGCCTTGGCTGTGGCCGTGGCCCAGGCCATGGGCGAGGTTGCCGGACAGGTCGCGTCCTCCAGGATGATGGCGCCGTCGCCGTACTCGGCCGCCACGACGATCCCGACGTCATCTCCGCCGCCCGAGGGGTCGACCCCGACGACTACGCGGCCCCAGCTTCCTTCCGGGGCGTGGCGGCCCTCACGCCAGGCCTCGTCTAGCCCCTCGCGGTTCCAGATCGCCCCTTGAACCGAGGGCATGTAGCCGCCGAGCCAAATCCATGCGGCCCGCAGCTTGTCCTTCGAGAAGTCCAACTCCATCAGCTCGCGCAGAGCATCCGGGAAGTGTGGGTTCTGGTCGTAGTTGATCTTGCGGACGATAGCGCCCTTGGGCTTCACCGGCCCTCGGAAGAAAACGTCTATCGGGTCCGTATCGAGGCGCGGGTTCCAGATCGCCCAAAGCTCAGATATGGCGGTGCGCAGAATGGTCGGCAGCAGCACGTCCAGCGACGCCTGGCGGACCTCCTGCGCCTCCTCGAGAATCGTGAGCCCCGCGCCCTCCAGCGACTTGATGCCCTCGGGCTTCCCGCCCTTCCAGAGGCCGATGAACATGATCTTCTGACCGCCGAGGCCCTGGAAGGTGCCGTTCACCTCGCGGAAATAGGACCCCAGCAGTCCGAAGTGCTCCAGCCGCTTGCGGACCAACTCCAGCGACGACTCCGTCAGGTTCGCCATGATCTCCCGCAGGAAGACCACACGCAGCCGAGGCGTTGTCACCGTATGGAAGATCGCCGCATCAACGACTGACCAGGACTTGGCTGAGCCCCGTCCGCCGTGCGCCGCCCGGAAGCGGTAGGAGCCCAGCGGCTTCGCGGTCAGGAACCGGAAGGCCGGGATGGGCTCGTAGATCATCCCTCCGTCTCGTAGTCCTCAGGGCTCGGCGCGGGCAATGGATCATCCGACGTGACGTAGGTGACCGACAGGCCAGTATGCTTGTGCTGATGGTCGCCCTTCTCGACGACGAGTCCGTTCAGCTTCGCGGCGTCCATGAGGCTGGCGCGGGCAGCTTGCAGCATCGGTGCATCCCCGCTCTTCTCTGCCTTGGTCGCAATAGCCAGGAGCCGCTCAGTGATGCTGGCGACGCTGATCTCGGTGCGCTCTGCCGCCCTGGTCTGAATGGCGGAGACCCGCTCACAAATGTTCACATCGGCGGCTAGGCGAGCTGCTGCACTGCGGCTCGGCTTATAGCCTGCCTCTTCGTAGGCCTCGCTCTGGCTTAACCCCTTGGCGAGCGCCTGGGCGAACCGCTCGTGGCGGCTATTACTTAGAGCGGCCATCCGACTTCGCTTCGGTCCTCGGCGATGCTTGCGTGTCAGCCTTCACCCGCTCCGCAACGCCTGCCGCCTCTAGGCGATCAGCAGCCTTAGCGTCCTTGGCGTTGAAGGTGGCGCCAGCGGCGGCCGATCCGTCAGCCAGGGAGAAGCCGACGAGGGCTTTCATGGGGACCATAGCCATCTCCTATTAGTATCCGCCGATCCACACTTGCTGGCTGATCACGGGTTAGTGGCGATCTAGAAGATCGCACCCTCTAGGGCACCGTGGCGAGTCTGACGGTCGTACTGGGCAGACGCAGCACTGACCTCCTCCCTGCCAGCCCGGACAGCCGCTTGCATGGCTTCGCAGTCAGTGGATGCACGCATCGCCGCCAGCATGCGCCTCGCCCCCTCGTTGACGATGCGTGCATGATTCACTTCATGATTGACTAGAGCGCCGAAATATCGATCCCAAGCTGCCCTGTCTCCCCGGCTGAGTTGATCTCGGGTTTCCAAATCTGGCAGCGTGATTGTGATATTGTAATGTACATCGGCGCTCTCGGGGACGCACTCGCCGTTTCGACGCATGAATGTCGGTTGAAAATACCAGGTGGTGTAAGCATCATGACGAGCGCCCGAGCGATCAGCCGGACGTGAATTGTTAATCGCACGTCGCACAGCGCTGCGATTACGCGCTGACACCGAATAACCAATAATAGTGGTGTTGGGCAGGCTCGCCGCAGCGGGGGCCGCTTCTATTAAGCGGGCGCTTGGAGGAGGGGGCGCGTCATCAGCCCCCAAACCGAGCCCAACAGACAGCAAGACAACTGCGATCATCGAACACTCTTCCCAACGAAGATGCGTTGCATAACAGAAATCGCGGAAAGGAAAATCCCACCCTGATCCAGCCATTCCCGTAGGACCGAACTTGGTCAGGGGAAGCCCCGCCCGAGTGAACGGGCGGGGCCATCAGAATCAGGCCGGACAGTTCTGAGCGTTCGGATTGACCTCAGGCCCGATGGGCGGGGGATTTCCGTTTTCATCGTACTGAATGGTCGTCGGGGAATAGACCGAGATCTTGTAGGATCCATCCGCGGCCTTCGCGATGATGTACATCCGAGCCTTGGAGCCGCTCCCCGTGCTGTAGGTGTTCATGATGTTCTGCAGCGTTTGCATGCCGCCCTGGTCGCCAGGATAGGTGCCCGAGGGAGCGGACGGCAGATGCTGACCGACGTTGTGGTTGTGGATTACACCCACAATGCGGGACCTGTCACCGACAAGCGCCGGTTCCAGACTCGTGATCGGCTGCTCGCTAGAACCGGCTGGCCCAAAAGTGGAACCACGAGCGATCGGTCCTAGCGAGTAAGTGCCGTCCGGATTGCGCAAAATGTAGGCTCCGCGTTCGCGAAACTCGAGATTGGCTTCACCAGCGCTCAGTGCATCCGCAAGAAATGCGCTTACTGCAGAGGCCGCAGTGGCATCCATGTTCCATTCGCGCTTGCGAGCTGGAACGCTGCAGGGGCTTGGTCCGCCGCCCCCATTCGGATCTTTGATAATTTCCGGGGTGGGCAGCACCACGCCAGGAGATGGCAATGACGGGAACGGGCTGCTCGAACCGTTCGGGCGGCGCTGTCCGTTGACAACGATTTCGCCGAGGTCGGTAGGGTTGGACATGGGGAGCTCCTGTTGATGGAGCCCCCTAAAGATGGCCTTTGACTGCGCTTTCCAACGCACTCGATCTGCATGGCAGATCCTGGCGAAGCACGCCTTCGGCTTCAGCCGCCAGTGCGACGATTTCTGGGACGTAGCGCGGGACGCCCGCCTCCAAGGTCCATCGCCCATTTTTTGTTTTGGTCGACCAGGCCTTCCTGGATGTCACGACCCTCATCTCGACCTCAAGAGGCAAAGGTCCAAACCGAGCGTATCAAGCCAGACCCCCGCCATCAGGGTCAGCTTGAAGCTCTTTTTGCCAGTTCGGGTGAACGGACGCTCCAGATGTGAAGCGTAGCCATCATGGAAACCAGCCATGTGATCGACGTCGGATAGGGTTAGCCCTAGCTCTAGCCGCCTTTGCTTCATCGCCTCCGCAAAGTCCGCCTGGCTGGCCACCGTCAGAATCGGTCGCAGGACGCCGAGCGGCGCCCCGTTTGGTTTTGACTCCATGTCGTTTGGACTGCTCTTGCTTGTCCCGCCGGATGCATCGGTGACGGGACTGAGGATGGCGACGGCCATCCAAGGTGCAGGGGTCCAGCCTGCGGTTTGAGGCGCGGCAAACGCCTCGGCCCCCGTCTATGCAGCGGGCAAAAGAAAAGGCCCCGCCCGAGAGGGAGGAGCCTTGCTTTGGGCGAAACGCCCGATTTGCCTGATGTCAGGGATTACCTGTCCGGTGTCAAGCCTTGGTCAGCTTTCCACAACAGTAACGATGCTTCCTGCCACTACCGCAAGCGCATTTCTCGTTGGCCAGCAACCTAGCTTCCCGCTGGCGAAGCGTCTCAAGCACCTCCCACCCAATCTGACGGATTGAATACGCTTCGGCTTGTGCGAGCGGCGTCTCGATTTGGCCATCACTTGCCATCCAGCCCAGAGAGTTTTGCCGCGCTAAGTCGTCATATGTCTGGTCAATCGTTCCATCGACATGCGAGCCGCCGTCTTGGTTTGCAGCAATCAGAATGAGGTCTCGCCGCGTCAAGAACCGGTTTGAGCCATCTTTGATAACCGGCTCACTCCACCAATCCTCGAAAGACTGATCGTCCAGCGACGGTCGTCCGCCAGGCATTTGACAGTGGGCTACGTAACCGCTTCGGTCTGCGGTCATGCCCAATCCAATTAAACCGTGGTGATTTAGTAGATTTCGCTCGTCGTAAGGGAAGGCGGTGTTCACGAAGGGTATGTTTTTCTCCCCTAGGTGAGCGAGCAGAGAGGTAGACGACCCCGTGTCGTGAACCAGGGTGCGGATGGCTGCGGCGATGCGTTTGAACTCCGCGGTCCGACCACCATCGAATCCTGAACAGGATGACTCGAGATAACCGATCTGTTCGGAGAGATGTTCGTGGAACCGGGCCGCGCTGACGGTGACGCGCGGGGGTGCCAACTTCTTGTTCTTGGCCAATGAACTACTCCAATCCATAGGCGATAGCGCACGCGTCCAGCGCGAAAATCAAGTCCTCGCGGATGCGGGCGCGGACTGATCCATTACGCGCCAGGTCCAGTACGTTCTGGCCTTTCCCAGCGATCTCGTTCAGCGCATGGATCGCGCGCATCGCCGGATGACCGGCCGGCAGCCTAGGCACGGCCCGCCGCTCTGTCTCGGTCGGCGCATTGACGCCGCAGATCATCAAGTGAATGCCGAAGACACGCTCCTCAATCTCTCGACGCTTCTGATCCCATCCGTCACCGCCTCGGACGACGTTGATTTTCTCAGGGTCCAACTGCGGAGGCGTAAGCTGCTTTTCTGGATCGATGCGCTCGTAATCCGCTCGATAGAGAATTCCAGCCGCGTGTTGGGTCCGCGTGATCGAGCCGGCCGTCAGCAGGGTCTCCAGGCCATCCCGCGATGCTCGCGGTGCCCCCCTGGCCTTCTCATGTTCGGAAACGCCGATGTCGAAGCCGCGCAGGGCTTCCAGGCTCCGTAGTTCTTCGAGGTTCTCCTTGGCATCCCGCTCGAGGATGCGCGCGTCGATTTCGGCGTCCAGGGCGCGGAACATGCGCTGGCCGTCCCGCTGCTGATCCAGGTCCGGCGACGCGACCTTGGCCTCGGCCGCCATGAACCGCAGCGCCTGGCTGTCGGTCAGTCGGACGCCCCGGATCGACACCGGCGCCGTGTTGTCGTTCGCAGCCTCAATGTTGTCGTTCGCCCCGATGGACCTCGGCATGGAGGGCCTGGCGTAGCGCTTCCGTTGCTGGCGCTTCTTGGCGCGGTCAGCCTTGCTCATGGGCGGTGTCCTCCGAGTTCGGCGCCAATGTCTGGAGCCCGAGATTGCTGGGTTTCAGGGTGGTGCGCAGGGTCGAGATGGGCAGTTTGGGCGCCGACCTCTCGGGCCTCTGCGGCGATGGCTCTGCAGATGGCGTCGGCCGCATCCATGAGGGCGAACCGCGACGCCGAGCCGTCCGGGCGCTGGTCGATCCGCGCTACGACGTACCGCTGGATTTCGTAGAGGTCGGTCACGCTGCGTCTCCTTGGGCGAACAGGTCGGGCTTGTGATCGTTTGCGCCGGCCGGCGGGGCGTGCCCGAACTCAGCCAGCAAGGCAGCCGGCACGCGGCAGGCGGGGTGTCCCGGCCTGGGCCCGGCATCGTCGGACGGCCAGTGGCCATTCAGGCGGTATTCCCGCAGCCAGCGGCGCCAGCGGTCGGTCTCGGACGGGGTGGCCCGGCTCTGCGCGGCGGCGACGGCCGTCTTCGGAGCGTTCTTGATCGCCCTGTCGCACCAGTTCCGCCACGTCGCGGCCCAATCGGCGTACCGGGCGTCATTGCCGATCGACCAGTTCCGGAAACGCTCGGCCTGGTTGGACACGTCGAGGTTCGCCCCGACCGATCGGGCCTTGGCCTGCTGCTCGGCGATGGCCTCGGCAGACGGGAAACCATCGGGGATGGCCCGTTTCGGCTTCCGGCGAGATGGCTCGGCAGGCTGACCGGCTTGGGGGGATATAGGGGGGTTATATTCGCGGGAGGGTGTGGGTGGTTGGG